CCAACCGCCCATGCCAGCATAAGAACCACCGCTAGTGTATTTCAATGCAACCATTGATCCAGAAGCAGGGCTAGAGTTGTAAGCGGTTGTTGAAGCAAATTGACTGTTAAAAGCGATAGAACCATCGGTTGTTGCAGAACCCTGAACATGAAGGCTTGCGTTCATGCTAGTAACACCAATACCAAGCTGGCCCGACGCATCAAGCGTCATTGCTTGGGTGAAGCTGATGGCGTTGCCTGCTGTGCCTGAGGCGGCGTTGTACCAACGGTGTACGCCAGCCGCTATATCGTACCTTGCGGCAAGATCAGTTGTTAGATATATAAAAGCACCGCCAGAGTTTCTATAAGCGTTAGCAGCAAGTTCAAGAAGTGTACTGTCTGTTCTTCCAGAAATTGCCCCTGTAATTCCAAATTGCATAGAACGATAAACGCTATTCCAAGCACTAGGCGTAACACCCAATCCAAGGTTGCCTGCGCTGTCAAACCTTGCGACCTCAGTGCCCCCAGTAGCAACCGCAACAGTATCAGCAGCGGGGAATAAGATTCCTGTGTTGGTATCGCCATCATTGGTGATGGATGGAGATGCCGCAGATCCATCAGCAAACTCAATAGTTGCAGAACCAGTAACTGTCAACGTCCCAGCCACCGCCAATGTCTTGCCAGCTCCGACATTCAAGCCAACGCTTGTGCCTGTGCCAGCAGCCGCAAAGACTGCGTCCAGACTGTCCAAGTCAGTATTGATCTTTGTGCCCCAGGTGTCGGTGCTTGCACCAACTTCTGGCTTGGTTAATAGTAGGTTGGTCGTTGTCGTATCTGCCATTTTTTACCCCTATGCGGCCTGCTGCCACGATGTTGAATTGTCCGAAATTTCTGTCCAGGTTTCAGAGTTGTCTGACTCTGGTGTCCACGTCTTTGCCGTGTTTGCCACTGGATCCCATGTCTCTGGTGTATCTGACTGAGGGGTCCAGGTTTCGCTTGTGTCGGGCACTGCGCCCCACCCAAATCCAACCATCACCCCGACAGATCCAACTGCCTCGTTGCCGATTATCGCAACGAAGATGACGTTTGACGCACTGCCAACTGCACCAGTTCCAGAAACACCAGTGATGGCCTGGAATGAGATCACCTCGGCCGACATAGTGCCAACAGCACCAGTGGCAGCGTTGCCAGTTGTGGCAGTGGATCTGGTGACTCCGACAGAGTCAACCGCACCAGTGGCCGCATTGCCACTTATGTCAATTGACCTGGCAGGCGTGACAGTGCCAATGGCCAGCGTGGCCGCATTGCCAGTGATTGCTTTGGATGCGTCTGGGGAGACTATGCCAACGGCACAAGTGGCCGCATTGCCTGTGATGGAAACTGTTACGGTTAACCCGACAGTGCCGACATTGCCAGTGGCTACGTTGCCGTCTTCTTGCTCTGAGATATTGACAAGTGCAGAACCAACGGCCCCAGTTGCCTGGTTGCCGCTGATGACGACATTGCCTATTCCATAAACGCCTAGGCCGTAGTAGCCTGTGCCGTAAGCAGCCATGGCGCTGCTCCTGCTTTAAGCCAGCCTGATCAGGCCAGTGCTTGCGTCATTGGTCGGCATGGTCAGCGTGAAGGTTCCAGCAGTCACGGTCTGACTGCCGAAAGTGTGGACGCTGACTGCCTTGTTTGACTGGGTCGAGTTGTAGATCAGGACCGCATCAAAGGCCGTTGAGAGGGTCACTGAGCTGAAACTGATGCTGGCGCTGGGCGTGACAAATGCAGTGGTCCCAGAGGTGCTGGGAGCCGTTCCAAAGGTCACTGTGACACCGCCAGCAGAGTACCCAGTGCCAGTGACCTCGCCAGTGGAGCTGTAGGCCGTGGTGGATGCGTTGATGGTGGCGCTTGCCAGGTACAGGGCCGCCTTGAAGGTGTCAGCCGCAGTGGATGCCCTGACCACTCCAGTGCCAAAGTTGTGATGGCCGACCAGCAGCTCACCCTTAAAGCTCGTACACATCGCCTGCGTGTTCGCCATGATTTAACCCTCAAATTGGTTGACTGATGCCTTCAACAAAGATGCCGCGCTTAAGCACCATGTGGACTGATCGATGGACCAACTCACCCTCATGCCAATACTCAACCCAGCTCGTTGTCTCGGTCTCAGTATCAATGGCCCCATCACGCTTTTCCAGCAGTGACTCATCCATCTCGCCTTTGGTCGTCATTACCATTCGATCACCCAAATGTTTTTGCCCTGGTCAGCAATGCACCGCCACTGGTTGAACCTCGATCATCTGCAATCTGCAATTGATCAAGGCCAGATTGATACAACCCTGACCACACCGGGATTCTCGCATCATCTTGAAGGTAGGGCGCAGCCTGGAGCAGAGCGCCGTACAGGTAAACGTCAGGCGCTTGGGCCAGCAACCAGTTTGTTGAGACAGTGGCTGACAACTTTGACAACTTGGCATAGTAGGCCAGTTCGGCGGTATACGCAGCGTCAGGGATCGGCAGCACCCGAATCTGGCCGCCAACAATGCCGAAAAAGATGGGAGTTCCGCTGGATCGGTATTGAGTGCTCAAGTTGTCCAGTGAATCAACAGTTTCAAACGTCAATGGCGTGATGGGATTTGTGCCAGTCAACTTGATGGACTTCGTCTCCAGAAAGTCATCAGGCACTGCGCTGTACTCTGTGGAGATCGATGCAGTGGACCGAACGATCATCTGCCGGGTGCGCAGTTGGCGCTCAATCTGGGCCTCTGCCAGCGCGATGAAGTCAGGGATAGCCGTTGTCAGATCGGTGCGGTTAAGCCAATCGCCAACTGATGTTTTCAGTTCAGTGTATGTGGTCAGTGCCATCAGCTTGCCTCTTTTTCCATTTCCTCTTTGACGATCCAGGTGTGCTCGTGCTTGAATTCAAACGTGCCAATGTGGCCGATCTCTTTGCTCACATCATGATCAATATACACCTTGAAACCAAGCTCTTGGGCCTTCTTGCAAAAGAACACATCTTCGCCCATGTAACCTCTGGTGTCGTACTGCCAAGGCATATCGAACCAGGGTTCTGACATGCCCTCAAAGACGTTGCGCTTGATCAGCATGACACCAGTGCCAACGCTGCCAACTTCTTCAAGCCCAGTGGATTCTGGCATCGAATAGACAGGTTTGCGCTTGCCGTTCTCGTCATAGTTCTGTGCGGTCGGACCTGTGGGCATCCTGCGCCTCGCGCAGTTGGCCGCAACGATGTCAACGTCATGCTTGAGCAGGCGCTGGATCATGTCCTGTGGGAAGGTCATGTCTGAGTCAATAAACAGCACATGCGTGCAACCCTCGCGCATGGCATCCAGACACAAATCAGCACGCTGGTTCTGGATCAGCGTGCCCTGCAAAAGTTTCAGACTGATGGCATCAGTGGTGTTGAGCGTGTGATACGCAACAAGGTTGACCATGCAATATGTGTAATTTGTGTGGACCTGATCACGCGCTGGCGTGCAAACCGCGATGTAGTTCATACTTGGCCGGGCCTCACGCGAAAGAAACGATTGTCAGCATCGTTAAGCCATTTCTTCATGTAAACCGGGTCATCGAGCTTGCCTTCGGCCTTGAGCTTGTAATACAAAGCCTCTGGGATGCTGGCAACATGATGCCATTCACCTGTCCAGTTTGCCTTATTGTCAATCGCTGCAAAATCACGCTTATTGGCCTCAATAACTGCCGTCACGTCTTGAGTCGTCTGGATAGTCGTCTCTTCGGTGTCAGGGTTGAAGTGCCAGGTCCGGGTGATTGCCTTGTCGGGGCTTACATCAAGAATTTTTTTGTCCATGTAAGTGGGGCCAGGTTTCCCCGGCCCCTCTCCTAATTAACTATCAGGAAGTGATCAAGTCAGCGGCCAGGCCGTGGGCATTTTCAGCCAACACTTTCAAGCCGTACTCAACCAGCAACATGCGTTTTTCAGCATCGCCAGTCTTCGCCAATTCGATTTGCTGGTAAGGACGCAGCACAGTCATCTTTGCGTAGTCGGGATCGATCACCCATGCGTCACGT